CAGCAACAAACACTAACTGAGGTGGAATGATGAGCTTCATACCTTTTAACGCAATATTAAGACCTTTATCATCTGTAAATGTAGAGATATTAATTAAAGCGTCTTCAAGAGAAGTTTCATTTAAGTCCGCCATAGTGGTAGCTCTGTTTGCTAGTGAACCGCCTCCGCCTAGTGGATGGTCTGTAGCAACAAGCACTTTGCCATCGCCACCAGTTGTAGAGAACGCATTGTTCAATACAGCTGCTGCTTTGATTTGCTTGGTGTTAGCCATAGACCTTGCTAGAGCTTTGGTGTATCTTGCTCCGAGTCTGTCATACAAATTGTCTTCAATTGCTTCTTCAGTTAGTGCGAAAGCTAAAGCCACTGTTTCGTGGGTATAACGTGAAGTATAACCTTCGTTAGCTGTATCAAATCTGACACCGCTACCTTCAGCTTTTACTTCTGCGTTACCAAACCCTACTATTAGGGTTTCTTCTTCAAACGCTCTATCAGAAGTCTCTGAATCGTAGATTTCTGTATGTTGAGCTTCGTATCTGGCATATTCCATACCGAACAAAGCATTAAGACCTGGCTCTAATTCTTTAGCTAATTGTGCTCTATTAATTGCCATTATTTATACTCCTGTTGGGTCGATATAGAAATGCTCATTAAATTTAACAATCACATTCACGTTAGCTGAACCTGTTGTACTGTTATCTGGGTCACTCGAAAAGCCCATAATTCTAAACGTAGCAGTTGTAGCTGCTGTTGTTCCAGATAGTTCCATTGCTGACATACCAGTTTTGGTAGAGCCAGAAGTATAGGAAATATCTGCGTTCAAACCGACATCAGTTTGAGCTGGAGAACCTGCACTTTGAATTTCAAATACAGCATCAGGGTCATCTACGACAAATGCTTTTATATCGGACGATACAGTACCATCTGGGTAATGAGAACTGAAAACAGTCTCACCTGAAGAGTTTGTAAAAGTACAACCTCTAAAGACACCCAAGGCTTCATCCCCAGCAGCAGCTACTAAAATAGTACCTGTGTTGAGCA